GGAGCACGCCTGGAAAGTGTGTATACGAGAAATCGTATCGTGGGTTCGAATCCCACCCTCACCGCCACTTTCGATACCTAAAGCCCTGAAAACGTTGAAGTTTTCGGGGCTTTTTTATTCCCGCCGTTCAGACTGTCGAAGAAGTGTCGACAAGCGGATTCAGCCGCAATGCATCCTGAAGGTGATCCGGTGACAAATGGGCATAGCGCATGGTCATCGTCAGAGACGAATGCCCTAGGATTTTCTGCAGGGTAAGAATGTTGCCACCTCGCATCACGAAGTGACTGGCGAACGTGTGTCGCAGCACGTGCGTTGCTTGCCCAGCCGGGAGCTTGATCGAAGTGGACTCAAGCACACGGCTAAAGGACATCATGCAATTGGTGAACAGGCCATGACGTCGATAATGCCGGTGCAACTGCTTCTCTAGATCAGCGGCAATCGGAATGGTACGAGTCCGCCGCGACTTTGTATTGGCAAAAGTCACAGCACCGTTGCACACCCTTTCAGGCGTCAAAGCCTGAGCCTCACCCCATCGAGCACCGGTAGACAAACACACTCGAGCAACCAAGCCTAAATGCGGTGACGTAGAACGGGCATCGAGCGCGTCAAGCAGTTCGGTTATCTGCGGTTGCGACAGAAAAAACACCGGTCGCTCCTGCAAGCGCAACGGACGCACATTCGCCAACGGATTCGGGTAATCGATATCACCTAAGCGCCTAAGCTCGTTGAATACGGCCTTGAGATAGCCCAGCCGGTTATTGAGCGACTTACCATGAACGCCCGATTCAAGCTGAAAACGCCGAACCTCACAAAAAGCGTTGCCGGTGAATGACGATGCCACCGGATCGCCAAGATCGGCAGCAAGACGCGCGAGAACACCTTTCAGCCTTTTGCTGTCAGCCAACGTATGGCCATGCAAATCATAGTAACGAGTGCATAGCTCCGAGAGACGACGACGGTCCTTAGGCTTAGGAGACCATTGCGGGCTTTCGATCAACTTGGCGCGACATGTAGCCTCAAAACGCTGGGCTTCACCCTTGGTCTTGAACGTCTTGCGGAAGCGCTTGCCCTTGATGGGCTCAATATCAACCTTCCAACGACCGTCTGGCAGTTGCTCAATTGCCATGGTCACCGCCTTGGCCAAGAGCGTCGAAGCGAGCTTGTTTGTCTTGTTTGTGTTTCTGGCAAACAAACATCAGATTGCTCGCCCCCATCGAACATGCCGCTCCTGCAATAGTTTTTCGATATGGGCGAACAGCATCAGATCAGTCATCCCTTTTCCGGCGTAGTGGTCGCGGATTACGGGCCAGCAGTCCCATTCCTTCAGGACCCGGAACGCCTTTTTTGCAGGCACACGTTCACGAGCTAGCAGACTGATGAAGTTACCCAGGAACAGCTCGACGTTCTTGCCGGTGAAACCACGACTGGTCTTGTATGAACGCTGGTAACAGGTTTCATCAGCCAGAGAATCGACAGGCAAATCAACGCGAACGTCATCGCGAATGAGCGTCCAAAGAGGGTCGAAGTAACCGGGACGGGAGAGCAGCTTGAACTGACGAAGGCCATAGCGCCAAAGCCCATCGAGATGCGGCGCAAAGGCTGAAAACGAGTCGGTATCGATGATCTGGCCTGTCTTAACGTCGACGGAACCACTCGCGAATTGCTGGACAACGGAGTGGTGATAACGCAGCTCGACACGCCAGACGTCAGCATCAGGATCATAGTTGTCAGGATCAGCAAGATCGAACGAGTCATTGCGACGCCAGCAGCGCTCCCAATAGTCGAGCTTGTCAGTCGCACGGGCCTGAAGAGTCTTGTTGTAAATGGCGAGCTGGACACCCCCAGCGGAGCCAAACAGGAACGACTGGCCCTTGCCATAGGTGGCCGACTCCATGGACCACTTGATTTCCTTGATGCCGGAAATGTCACGAGTGGCACGTGCACGACAATGCATGCGAGCGACAAGATCATCCGAAGGCGCCCACCCCTGAAGATCAAGCGCCAAGTGAACAGCGCATTGGTTGCGCTCCCGATTGCTCAGCACAGCAGCCGCGTAGTAATCCATGCGCTCTTGCAGGCGCTCAGGCGACAACGCATCAACAGCGTGCGGCGAGACTTCGATTTTCAGGTGCGGACCAATGCTTTCAAGCGTCGCGTTGAAGTTTTTCACCAACAAGATGATGCCCAGATCGGCATTTTGCAGTTTGTATTGGTAACCGGAGTCCCGGCCTACCCGACCGGAATGCCAGATTTCACCGGCAAACTCGACCATTGCGCCCGGCATTTCGAACAGGCCCATGATTTCAGGTCGAATCAGGCCACGGTACAACTGACGAACCGTGTCAACGCCACATCGAAGCAGGCGAACGCCCGAAAGATCGGTCAGAACATGAGTGCCTTGATCAATGAAAAGACGCCCATGGCGATCCTCAACGGCGGTCTGAAGGTCGAGCCTTTTTTGATCTACTACCTTTGCCATTCTTTTGCCCTTACTGCGGAATACAGCGGTTCGTTAAATACGTTTATCTGACGTGCTACAGAGACGTCACCGGGGCGGGTTTTGCGCGCCGGCTCGTACCTCGCCCGGCGAGCAAAACCCCGCTACGGACTGTTGTTTGCTTGCCAAATACTCAAACAGGACCGCACAGCCGATGCAGGCCGATGCGATGGTGATGCTCATCACCACAGAAAGCGCTCTTTCTCATAGGGCACCACGACCACGGAAGTGCCCTCGGGAGCAGTTTCCAAGACCCCGGAAACTGCTTGCTCGAATGACCGAGGCTGACTATTGCCGGCCTGTATAGGTGCTTGCAGCGGCTTCGGATCGGGCCGCGCGGGGTCGAAATAGCCGTGCTCGACGGCGTTCTTGCAAAACGAGAATGACGTTTTGTGCCACGTGCCCTGCTGGGAATAGCACTCGCACATATAGCCCTTGCCACCGGCACGAATGACTCGATAGCGATTTCGATTGCGCTCGATATAGCCCTGATCGGAACTCATGACGCAGGAAAGCTTGGGATAGGTTTGAGGCTTGGTCAGCTCGTCATAGATCGGCGCCGAGCTGGGAACATCAGGAATGCGAGGCGTGCGCAGGGCGGCATATCGCTCAGCCGTCATCGGCGCGGACTGCTGGCCAGACTTGTCGCCCGGGCGAATGAACGCATCCACCGAGCTTTTAACCTGGTCGACCACGCTGCCGGTTTGCTCCGAGCTGGTTTGCGCAGTAGCGGCCTGCTGTTTCTCGCTTTCGAAGCGACCATAGGCGCGATAGACCAAGATGGCCGCGACTATGATGACGCACAGCGCCAAGATAAACTTCGTCGGGACCTTGGTCTGAAAGTGGTGCTTAGCGTTCGTACTGGTATATGCACCGAAGTAGCGCTTATCGAGCCGAAGCGATTTTTTCTCAGCATCCTTGAAGCTGGTTTTCACCTCGACCTTTTCCACTACCACTTCGGATTCGAAGCGAAGCAACTGCGATGACTTGAATACGCGCCAGTAGTGGATATGGCTGTTACACAGGCGACGCAGGTGCACGTCCAGATAGCGCGGATCTTGCGTGACCAGATGCACTTCGTGGCCTTGGTGACGCATGGTCTCGAAGCGGGTGATGTGCTCCGGTGGACGGGCGCGCGGATCGCGTGCACCGAACCAGCCTTGGGCCTCATCGACCACGATGATCGAGTCGGCCGGTAGCTCGAACCACTTTTCCGGTTCCTCGAACTCGAACCACTGCGCTTGCAGTTGTTCGGGCTTGAGGCCGTTGATGTTGTGGTAGTAGACGACGCGGCCTTGGGCGTGGGCGCTCTGGTCCACTTCGCGAATGGTGTTGAGGGTCTTGCCGTGGCCGGGTTTGCCGGTGCGGATAACGAGCATGACGGCGGCCCCTTATGCTTCGATGGAGGTGCCGCCCGGCTTGCGCCAGACCTGAGCACGACGGCGGTCGGTCGCCTTGTCGATCCCGGCGAGAATGAAGCGCGTGGAGATTGCAGCGAAATAGACGTTTACCACCACATCGAACTTAGCCAGCCCAAGAATCCCCTGAATCACTGGCCCCACGTTCCCCATCATCCCGAACAGATAGTCCTGAGCCTCCTGCATGATGACGTTAAAACCGAAATAGGTGATGAAGCCCCAACCGAGCATCCGAAGCACCATCTTCACCAGCGGTCCGACGATGATGATTAGCAGCTGGGCAATGAACATGAATTGCATTTATTGACCTCCTACGGAGCGGCCTACATAGAGCGCGGCCAAAACGGTGGCGACAGCCACGAACAAGCCGCTCAAGCTGCTGGCGGCGGTACAAAGGGGCTCGTAACTAAGTTCGAAGGTGCGCCCACCACCGAGACGCAGACTGAAGCTTTCAGCCGCAGGACAAGTTTCAGGTAGAAAGCGAGTGCCTTGAGAAACAAAAGAAGGAAGCTGTATATCGCCAGCACCTTCATCAAGGGTGAATTCATCGCCCTCGAAAAGCCCTTCGATATCGGATTTATGCTTGTCGAAGTCGGCCTGTTCTTCGGCGTGACAGCGAAGGGCCTTCTGCTGGCGAAGAATGGCGCACTGAACAGCATCGCCGGCGCACACTAATTGCTGGTCACAATTGGCTCCCGAAGCGCTGCCGTCATCTCCGTCACCATCACCGCCACCGGTATCACCGCCGCCACCTGTATCGCCACCACTACCTGTATCGCCACCACCAGTGTCACCACCACCGCCTGTATCGCCACCGCCACTAGTGTCACCACCACCGCCTGTATCGCCACCGCCCCCCGTGTCGCCACCACCGCCTGTATCACCACCGCCCGGCTCTTCAGGCTCAGGCTCTTCAGGAGATGGAGGCGCAGGGGGCGTAAAAACAGGATCGGCAGAGCTAGACGAACATGACGCTCCTGTTAATTCATAAACCAGATTTTCATAAACCAGGGCATCGCCCGGCAGCGTATACGCTTCATTAGACCCATCGCCACCAAGATAACGAGCCTCACAACCTGAAAAACATTGGTTTGAGGCGTAATAAGAGCCAAAATCTTGATATTCACCGTTATTATCACGCCCTACAGGAACCCCAATTGTTTTCTGTTCTCCTTCCAAAGGGCATTCATATGGGCCGCGAAACGAAAGGTATGTAGAGCCGCCCTTAATAATTCCATGTGAAACGACATCAGGGCGGGTCGGATCCTCAAATTTGTAAACAATCCCGCAATCTCTACTGTTAGCAACAACATTCGTTGAGTGTGCAACGGGCTTGCCCATCACTCCGATTCGTCTATCTTGAAGTTCAGACAAAGGAAACCGACCACATGCCTCAAATTGCGTTACCCCGAAATATTCGCCAACATTGAGAGTGTAAAAGGAATTTGAAGTTGCATCCGAATATGCGACAGGAAAAAGCACAAGAAAAAAAAGTGCGGACAGTTTTCGCATAACTCATACCCGCCCAAAAAACACGAGGTAAAACGCCAGCGTGGAAAGAATCAGGACGTACAGTTCGTAGCTCATTGGCATTTCCCTTGAAGAGAAAACCCCGCCGGAGCGGGGTTTGTTTGCTTCGGCACATGCAGTGCGCGGTCCCTGTTACAGGGCGCGACGGATGTACTTGAACGCCATGGCGGCGATGATGACCCCCAACACGGCGGTGCCAACGGTGCCGACATCGGTGCCAGCCTCCGTCAACGCCGCGGTAGCTTCGGCGCCCACAGCGGCATAAACGGACCCGGCAGCAGCCGACATAGCAGCGGCAGCGCCGATGCCAACCTTCTTAATGAATTGCTTCATATAAACCTCGCAGTTACAGGACTTTTTTCAGGACCAGAAAACCGAACACGATGGCGAACAGCAGAATCGCTTCGCCCCGTAGCTCGGTGACCTGTTCCCAGGTGAGTGCAGCGCCGTAGAGGCCCTGCATTTCCTCGACCGTAAGGGCAACCAGCGAGCCGGAGCAGACGGGCGAGCCATCAGCGCCTTGCAGCCAGTCACCGTCACAGGCGAGAAAATTCATTGATTGCTCTCCATCGGATCAAGGCAGCGTGGACAGGCTTTTATTAACCGCCAGTAGTACAAAGGAGCGGACTTATTGCAGCCGTTGCAATAAATCCACACCACCCACACTGCCCCAATACTCATACCGCCAGCTCTACAACGACTATCAGTAACGCCGAGGAACAATCAGGACATGTCGCGCTATAAGGAGGAACGCGCAGATCGGGAAGCAAATCGGGCTGCGGTACCGGCAAGTTATGCAAACGACCCATGTCGTTACCACAGCAGTCACAAAGAACTTGATCACCGATCAGCATTGGTCCGCCCCCGCTTCAGACAGCCAATTAGTTGGCTTTACCCGGTTCCGGCTGAGCACCGGGAGCAGGCTTGGCGGTTTGCTGCCCTTGCGGTGCGGCAGGCTTGGAGGCTTGCGCGCTGGGCTTAGCCGATTCAATGTGCACGCAGAGGTTGTTTCCCTTTTGCTTACCAGCGCGGGCAACTTCGAAAGTAATACGCACCAGTTCCAACGGCTGGAAGTTGGCACCAGATGCAAATACTTCATCCGCAACTTCGAGCGGCACATCCATACTTACAATGGACAGGCCATTTTCGGTTTCGCCGTCCGCTTCGTCGCCATAAAAGACCTTGACGATTTTCACGTCATTGCCGTTCTGATTGAAGGCGACTTTCTGTGTACCAAGAAACGCTACTTCCATTGTCGAGCGTGCCATGTTGTGTTTCCTCTTTTAGTTGCGCTTATTGCGCGGATTTCCCATGTTTCAAGCCGAGTTTTCCTTTCAGGGGAACTTTCGTTTCCCCTGTTTTTCCTCATTCGACTTGACTGGTATTTCTTACTTAACTTATTGGGCGATCCCTTCGGGCCGGGCTCTATTTGCTTCGCAAACCAAGCCAACAAGTTGTCTTGGCCCTTCGGGTAACGATCCCTATCGCAACACCAAGGGCTTTGCCCTTGTCATCCCACTCTTGCCGCCGAGGGCTCAGGAGCGCGGGAGGAAAAGCGCCTCCCACACTCCCGAGCGGAGGCTGTTTTGTTTCGTGCAGGGTCAAGGGGCTTTCGCGGCATATCCTTGACCGGCATGAAGCGCGCCGGTCTGCGGTATTCCACGTCCCCTTGACTTGGCAATCACTGTGCGGGGCTTCCAGCGCGCTTCCCGAGCTGGGAGCGTAGGCAGCCGCTTGGCCGACGCCTTCATTGCGGAGCAAGGCGCCGGCCAGCAACTGCCGGCTACCGCTCCGATACGCGCGGAATTCCAGCCCCGACATGACCATCATGTAAATCATCCCCGGTCACCTTCATCGCGCGGCTTGATTTCGTCCGGGCACCCCGCCGCCACCCACTGAGCCAGCACCGCACCACCCAGCCGCCACGGATCAGTCACACGGGCCACGCCTTCAGCCTGCAATGCGAGCACCACGCTGGCCGGTGCGAACACATAGAACCGCCGTTCCTTGTCGCCGGCTTCAGCTGGGTCTTTGCGCGCTGGGATTTCCATGCTTATTCCCCTATCAGTGCCGGAAGAGCGTTTTCGTTCGGGCCAGCAGGCTGAGCACAGATCAGCGGATCAACCGCCTTAAGCGCTTCCGTTACAGCCACGTTTGTCGCGATGGTTCCGAGGACCACACCCATCACCAGGGGAAACCACCATGCACGGGCGATGACGACGAGGTATCTAGGCAACATGGCTCACCCCACAAGCTGAAAAGGTTCGCGCAGCGGGACGTAAGGCGTGGGCTTGCCGCTGTCGTGCACAACGCTCCAATACTTCGGCGGCCGGTCGGATGGCGTGTGTTTCGCGCAGTTCGAACGTGGGGTCACTTGCCAGCGACCATCGACCAGTACGCAAGACGCGGGGCGGCATTGGTCGCATGGTGTGGACCGGTAGGGATCGGGCTTTGCCGTCGCGATCCTTGACCAGCAGACAGAGCAGTCGCAGTTCGGGGCGTGAGGCAGGCGCAGATACTTCGCTGGGACGCTCATCAGCAAGTACCCGCGCCGAGGGCTTTACCGCAGCTTGGCGGCGCTCGAATGCGATCCAACACGGCATCACCGGCCCTACGTTCCTAGCCGCAGGAAACGGCTTACCAGAATGTTCACTCGCATTGCTCAGCAGATCATTAAGCAGCCACTGCTGGCCCAACGTAATAAGCCCCAACTCATGTAGCGTGCGAATCTGGCCTTGAGCCACACCAAACTCACCCCAAATTTGGGCGCTCCGAGTACCCACAGCCGCGCAACGAACATGCACGAGCGTGCACAGTAGCGAGTTGAGAACACGGCTCAGTTGACTGTTCATTATTGAGATTCCTTCTCTAACAAATCGCGCGTCAGGGCCACGACGTTGACCATCACACGCCTACCAACCTTGACGCTGGGAATGTATCCACGGTCGATCCATGAGCGGACAACGCGGGGCTCATCGGACATTCCGATCCAGTCCACGAACGACTCCCAAGGCATCAGCGGAGGTGCCCCGTAAAGCTGGCGTGCGTCGAGTCCGTCCATTTCCATTCCGCTTTACTCCGCTATACTTCGCAATATTCACCGACGGTGAACCGGCACTATTTGCCGGGTTCATATTGCCTATTATAGGCATGCGGATACTGTTGACCAGCAATAATTGCCGGCCATTTAGACGAAAAGAGAATATGAGAGAGCGCTTCGTATCAATCTTGGAGCATAAGAAGCTCACAGCTAAAAAGCTGGAGGAGCTAAGCGGCATCGACCGCGAAAAGTGGTACGCGCTCAGAAAAGGCGGAAGACGGATCAATGAGGACGACATAAAGGTAATCGTCGGCCTAGCACCCGAGTACGCCCTATGGCTCGTCAGCGGCCAAATTGCGCCAGAGGCAGGACAAACAAGCCCCGAATACGATGCCGCCAACAGAAACTTGCCCAATCAAAACGCGGGATAGCAATCACATCGGAAGTAGCTAAGCGTTGGTACGCCCGAAAAGATTGAGCACACATCCAGACAAAACGCTTTAGCAATCCACGAAAAGGAGTTCGAAAGATGGAGAGAGCAATACTTAAAGCAATCGTGACAGTAGTCGGACTATTCGTGGTTTACGGGATGACTCAAGACCTACAAACGACAGTCAAAGACATGGGTGACAAGCGAATCGAAGAAAGAAAGAACCGAGCCGCAGCAAAAGTCGCTGAGCAAGCGAAACACTAGACTGTCGATAAAGTGTCGAAATCACAGCGCGATAGAGCGCCACTAAGCGGAACGGATTCGCAGCAAAGCCAAGCACTGCGGACCATTGAGGTACACAGCGAGACGGCAAATTGGGTTCGAATCCCACCCTCACCGCCACTTTCGATACTGAAAGCCCTGAAAAACTGAAGAGTTTTCAGGGCTTTTTCGTTTGCGTGCCGATCACATGCGGAAGGCTCGGAAAGCGGACTAGTGACG